TGGGGTGCAGAAGCTTGGGGAGATCTAAGCGATACATCCGTTAACCTAAGTGGCCTATCATTAACATCAACTATTGGGAACGAAACCCACGTAATTGATCATCAAGTAACTCTCACTGGACTACAATTAACATCAACTCAGGGATCTGCTGTAGGGGGAACATCTGCTTTAGTCTCAGTCACAGGTAGTCTAGAATCTATTGGTGTTGGAAGTGTTTCAACACCTATTGGACAAGAAGTTGGTGTATCTGGTTCACAATTGGCTTCTACTCCAGGAGCAGCAACTATTGATGACACAACACTAACTGGTGAAGGTTGGGGTAGGGATGCTTGGGGAAGTTTTGCTTGGGGTGATAATTATTCAATTCAAGTTACAGGAATACAACTCACATCTTCAATTGGTGAAGAAACAGCATTTACAGATGTTACTGCATCTGTCACAGGACAACAATTAACTGCTTCTTTCTCTCATCCATCTTTTTCAATTCAAATTGATTCGGATGTATTTGTACTAGCCTCAGAAGATCAACTTGATGCTTTGACCTCAGCATCTACAGTATCTGCAGGTGCAAATGTAAGTGTCACTGGTGTTCAAGCTACAATGTCTCAAGGAAATACTACAGGAGGTCTTAAAACTCCAGTAGATGTTACAGGTATCCAAGCTACAATGACTTTGGGTTCTATAACTTTGATTCAATCAACTAATGAATCGGTCACGGGACAACAATTAACAATGACCCTTGGCCAACACGCAGATATACCAGGTCAAATTATAGGGGTAGGAGGATTACAATTAGCTAGTTCTATAGGATCAGTAACTGTCACTGGTGTAGCAAATATTAATGTTACAGGCATACAATTGACAGCTTCAGTAGGAAGTCCTATTATTACTGCATGGGCTGAAGTAAACCCAGGAGTAAATAATAATTGGACTGAGGTTGATCGGGCTGCTTAAATGAGGTATTATTTTAATTATTTAGGAGATAAAATTTATGACATCTAGTTATTCTACAGATTTAAAACTCGAACTAATGGTGACTGGCGAAAACGCTGGTACATGGGGAGATAAAACAAACACAAACTTAAATGTAATTCAACAAGCTATCGCTGGTTTCGAACAAGTAACACTTTCAAGTGGTGGTACTTTAGCACTTGTAATGTCAGATGGTGCATTATCTAACGCAAGAAACATGGTAATTAAATTTGCTACTGCAACTATTGCTGCTAGCACAGTTTGTACTATTCCAGATTCAATAGAAAAATTTTATATATTTGATGCAACAGGTTTAACTAATCCAACTAACCTTACAATTAAAACTGCATCAGGAACAGGATTTACTTTAGATGCTGCTAAAATTTACGCAGCATATTCTGATGGAACAAACTTAAATGAAATTTCATTAGACACTTTAGGTGGTACAGTAGCTGCGGCACAAATTGCTGACAGTGCGGTTACTACTGCAAAAATTGCAGATGATGCTGTAACATCAGCTAAAATTGCTGACGATGCAGTTGTTGCTGCCGGTATTGCAGATGATGCTGTTGGCACTGCTGCTATTGCAGATGATGCTGTAGGTGCAGATCAATTAGCTAACACTGCAGTATCTGCAGGTTCTTACACTACTGCCGATATTACAGTAGATGCTCAAGGAAGAGTTACTTCTGCAGCTAGTGGATCTGCCGGAGGTGGTGGATATGTTTTAACAAAATGGAACACAGGACCTGGAAGTGGTACGTATACTTCAGGTGGAACAGCTTCAGCCTATCAAATATATTTGTGGGGCGGTGGCGGTGGTGCCGGTGGACCCAATCCTGTTCCAAGCCCCAATAGTGGAAGAGGTGGTAATGGTGGATCTGGTGGATTTGGATTTTTTACCGGGCCTTTAAGTGCTAGTACAGGATATCCGTTTGTTATTGGTGCTGGTGGATCAGGTGGTAATCAAGGATACGGATCTGGGCCAGGCGGTGCTGGAACTGCATCAACAATTTTTTCAAGAGCTGCTAACGGAGGAAATGGAGGAGGAGGAATCCCTAATCGTTATACTCCGGGTAGTGGTGGATCTAGTGGTGACGCTCCAGGATCGACAGTGCCAGGCATTCCAAGAAACGTATGGTTTGGTGCTACTGATAGAGCAAATATTAGTAATGGTGGCCAAGGTGAAACTCAAGGTCCGCCAACAGGACAATCAGGTGGTGTTGGTGCAATGATAGTTTGGGAGGCATAACATGGCATATTTAGTTTTTTCTACAGATGGATTATGTGCAAAAATTTGTGCAAACGATGAAGAAAAGAATAATTTAATTCTTCCTAATGAATCAAATTTTGTTATTAAATCTGTTTCAGAATCTGATTTTACTTTAGTAAAATCAAATCAAAAATGGGCTTCTTTATCTGGTGACACAATTAATTATACTGATGTCGATATAACATTTGCATCTTCAGCACAATTAAAAACTCATTTTGATATGCTTAAATCTTATTTGTCTCATATAGAAAATCACCCATCTCATCCTATACACGATGGTGTTGTTGCATACATAAGTTATTTAGATGGTGTAAATGTAGATTCAATTGTTCCAAATGCGGAAACTCCTTTAGAATGTTCATGGGAAAAATATTGTTTAGATAACTCAATCACATTTTACCATCCTTTACAAATAGTTTAATTGTAGTATAAAAACTAGATGGATCATCTAGATAAACTTAATACACTTAATAATTATATTAGGATTTATGATAATGTTTTACCTACAGCTACCTTAAATAAGTTTTTAAAAATTTGCGAAAACAATAAAAATTTTTTTTCTCCCGGAGGTATTGTCAGTGATACTGTTGAAGGAAGTGTGAACAAAAAAGTTAGAAACACTTTAGTTTGGGATTTAGCAAATAGTGAAGCAGAAGAATCCAAAACAAATGTTCATTGGTGTAATCTTTGGATATGTTTGTTTGGCAAATATCTTAAAAGATATGAAAAAGAAATTGAAGTAGACGTAAGGGCTAATATAAATACAATTCAAGTTTTAAAATATATGAATGAGGGTCACTACATGTTACATGTAGATCACGGTACAACAATACCAAGAACTTTAAGTTTTATTTTTTTTGTAAATGATGACTACGAAGGTGGTGAGTTATCCTTTGCACTTCCTAATTTTTCAGGAATAAGTAATGTTGAAAAAAAGTCAAATAGAATGGTTGTTTGGCCAAGTAATTTTTTATTTCCTCATGGAGTAAAACCGGTGGTTAAAGGTACAAGATATTCGGTGGTGGCATGGGCATTATAGGAAAAGACTTTAAATATAAAGTTATACCATCTTTTTTAAATGAAGATGTATTAGAAATTTTAAAAATATATTGTGAGATGAGGCACAGAACAAATATTACAAGTTTTGATGATATGCAAAGTGATACTATGGATACAAAATTTTATGGAGATCCTTTAATGGAATCTATTTTATTAAAAAAAATAACATTGATGGAAAAAGAATCGGGAAAAAATTTATTACCAACATATGCTTTTTGGAGAATGTATACAAAATTTTCAGATTTAAAAAAGCATAGTGACAGAGACTCTTGTGAAATTAGCGTAACCGTTAATGTTGGTAGTGATAAACCATGGCCAATTTATATGGAGGGAACTCCTGTAACTTTAGAACCAGGAGATGCTGTAATGTATTTAGGTTGTGAATTAGAGCATTGGAGAGAAGAATATGATGGGGATTGGTGTGCACAATTTTTTCTTCATTATGTTGATAAAGATGGTAAAAATACTGAACACTATAGAGATAAACGACACTATTGGGGGACAAAAAAATAATGCAATTTAGACAAAATAAAAATGATGGATCATGTGACATGGTTTTTACGGAAGAAGAAATTAAAATAATTACAAAAAATAAAAAGCTTCATTTTACGGCTTTCTCTTTAAGGCATTTAGGGAATGTTTTAGTAAAAATGGTTGCTGAATGGCAACTTTACTTTAGTGATGATATTAAAGATATGGAAACTCGTGAGGATGACACAGTAGAAGGTAAATGATATAATAATGTATGCCTTTAACAAAAGTACAAATAGCACCAGGATTTAATAAACAAGTTACCGCAACAGGAGCAGAAGGTAAGTGGACTGACGGGGACTTTGTACGTTTTAGATATGGACTACCCGAGAAGATAGGTGGTTGGGAACAACTTGTTAATGCATCCTTAGTAGGAGCAGCAAGAGAACAGTTTGTTTGGGCTGATTTAGACGGCAGAAGATATGCTGCAATAGGCACAAACAAAGTTTTAATTATTTATTATGAAGGTGCTTTTTACGATATAACACCTTTAGGTACAGCTATAACTGGTTGTACGTTCGATACTGTAAATACTTCAGCTACCGTTACGGTAAACAAAGCAGCACATACATTACAACCCGGAGATCTATTTACATTTACTTCAGTGACACCTCCAACAGGAGCTGGATACACTGCTGCAAATTTTGAAACAAATACCTTTCAAGTAGTTACTGTTCCAGACAGTGATTCATTCACTATTACAATGGCTAGCGCAGCAGGGACAACGGTCAACGGAAGTGGATCTGCAACAGTTAATCCGTACATTAGTGCAGGTGCTTTAGGTTTTACTTATGGATTTGGTTGGGGAACAGGACTATGGGGCGGAGGCCAACAAGTATTTGGAACTCTTAATGGAGCTTTATTAGATGACACTGCAGGTACTGGAGGATCTGGAACTTCTATTACACTTGTATCAACAACTGGATTTCCAACGTCAGGAACAATAAAAGTTGGAGCAGAATTTATTTCTTACACTGGTATATCTACAAATGATCTTACAGGAATTACTAGAGCAACCGCAGGGACAAGGTCTGCTCATGCGTCTGGATCTGGTGTTGAATACTACACTGGTTGGGGGCAAGCTTCTTTAGCTTCGACTTTAACAATCGATCCTGCATCTTGGTCTTTAGATAACTTCGGAGAAAAATTAATTGCGACTATTAAAAATGGTAAAACATTTGAATGGAATCCTATTAACTCAAACCCTAATGCCCTAACTACAAGAGCAACTGTTGTAAGTGGTGCGCCTACCTCTTCAGTAATGTCTCTTGTATCAGATAGAGATAGACATTTATTAATGTTAGGAACTGAAACTACCGTTGGTAGTGGTGGCACGCAAGATAAAATGTTTATAAGATTTTCTGATCAAGAAAATATAAGTGACTATGCACCA